ACTTTCATTCTTGATGCTTGCATAGCTGCTGCAATTTTATCTGCTGCTGCTGGTAACTCATCTGCTCTAAGTTTCCAAGCAAAGAAAGCAACAGTTAATGCATCAACAGCTACTTTCATATCTTCGCCAGTTGTTACAACTAATTTAGCTGCCAAAGGCATTGCTTTTGTTACCGTTTCAAAATCCATACCTGCTTGTGCAAATGTAAAAGCTGCTTTTGCAATCTCATTAGCTCCTATTGGGACTTCATTAGAAATGGCTATAGATTGTTTTCTTAATTCTTCCATTTGATCTGAAGACATATCTGCTGCTGCACCAGCTTGTTTTACAGCTTTTCCTAATTCAAGATTACTTTTTATTGCATTATAAGGTAACTCTAATGCTGTAAAAAGAACCATTCTAGCACCATACCATCTTGCTTGAATAGCTAAAAGGTCTTTTGTTCCTCTAATATATCCAGCTAATCCCTCTTTGAGATGTAAAAAACTTGTTTTAGTTCTTCCCAAACCAGCTATTACCCTTTCATTTTCTCCTATAAAAGAAGCAACTTTGGCTTTTTGACCATCAAAAGATTCTCCTAGACCCTTATTTGCTTTTATCCATTCTTTTGCTTCCTGAACGTTTGCTTTAGCTTGCTCTACATTTGCAGCAGATAATGTCATAAACTGTTGGAATTTACTTAGTTCAGGTGCCTTTATAATTTGAGCATATCCACTCTCTCCAGTGGTAGCCTTTTGATAGTTTGTAATAAATCCTTTACCCATTACTTTACTTGTGATATTTTCTAGTTCTTGATAATAGGTTTTCATGTTTGCTAAGGTTTTTTTAGATTGTTCATCATTAAAACCAAACATTCCACCAGAAGATGTTAATTTTCTATTAGTTTCCCCTGCCTGAGTTACTAATTCATTTTGAAAGGATTTGTAGGCTGATTTTATATAACCAGTGTAAGAATCAAAGTTACCTTTTAAATCAGATAATAATTGTTTAGAGCCAATCATCCCTGGAGTATTTAATACACCAGAAATTGTTTCACCTTTATAAAATTCTTGCATTCCTCTCTTCAAAGAAGAAGCACCTACTGATCTTTTAAGCATATCAAGTTTTGATATAGCTGCATCTATATTTTTAGAAAAACCTTGAATATCACTATTACTGAATACTTGTGAAAATGGATTAGCTTTTGATGTTTTGAAAGACATTGCTCTTTCAAATTTAGCCTGAAACTGTTCTACAGCTTTCATGGCTCTGTCTAGTTCTTCTCCAATAATTGAGCCAATATGAGGAGATACAGGTGTCTTGGCTAATTTATTAAAAGCACTTTTTAAAGAACTAACAACTTTATTAGCAGTAGTTTCAATTACTTCAACTTCTAATTGTATTTTAGATTTATTTGCCAATTGTCTTCTTCTCCTCTTTTAACTCTATTTCTCTACTACAATTAGCACAATCATCTTTACCTGCTTGTCTACAGGCTTTGCAATAAGCATCTTCTACATCTGTTTGTGTCTTAACTCCCAAAAATCCTAATACAGCTTCTCTAAAAGTTACTTCCCTTACTTTAAAATCTATGTAAGGTTTTAATTCTTCTAACCCAAATCCCCAAACTATGTCGTCTCTTTTGGTGGGGTCTCCACCTGTAAGGATGACGCAGAGTTGTTCTGTTCCATCTTCTTCGTGTCCACTATCTTTTCGCTTACGTTTTTGACTACCTCTCCTACTCTGTTCAATAGTGAAGAAATTTGGTTGCAATCGAAAAAATCTTCCACAACCTCCAATGCCTGTTCAGGAAACATCTCAGACTCTAGATCATTAATTACATTGTCTAGTATTTTTTGTTTAAGATGTGGAACATCAGCAGGAATTAAAACTATAGCTACTGCTTCAGTAACCTTCTCACCTAAAGCAGAAACTAAAGACATAACCGTAGTTTCTTCTGGAAATGATAAATCTTTTGTTAGTTTTATTAATTGATTTACTTGACCAAGTACAAGTTTACGCTGAAAGTAAACTTTGTTTCCAATAGTGTACTTAAATTCTTTTCTTTCTTCTTCCATTATCTCCCCCTGAGACATTTAATTGTATAGGAAGAAGTAACTGGCTCATTTTATGAACCAGTTACTTTCTTGCTATGTTTTTAGCTCTGTACGTTACCTGCTGTCTGTGTATTCCACAAAATCATTGCCAATGCTGAAGAGTTTGCCCCATCTTTGTAGTAAGCAGTAAAAGGAAGTTCAACCATAACACCACTAGGACCAGTAATTACAGGAGACTGAGGGCTAAACAATACTTCGTCAAAGTACATTTCAAGTTTTTCATTATAAGCACTACCAGCACCAGTACCATGTGTTAACGTAACTCTTAGACTTGTTTCAGAGTTATTAAGAGCTTTGTCATACATAGTCATATCTTCAAATAGTGCAGTAACAGTACCAGAAACTTTTACTATACCTTCAGGAAGTGCATATCTGGTTCCAAGTCCACCAATTACATAGACTGAACCATCAACATTATTCTCTACTGTAATATCAAAGTTAGTTGCTATACCTAAAGAAACTCCACCTTCTACAATGGCTGCTTCAAAACCATCAAACACCCCACCAACTGCTGAAGCCGTATAGTCTGTTGCATCTGAATCAAATGTAGCAGCAGTTACCGTATGAGTTGCACCCATAAAGTTAAATGTAGTCTCAACAAAACCTTCAGGTTTAACAGTCATCTTCATACTATTAACTTTACAACCATTAAATACAAAGTATTTTGGAGTAGTTAGATCAGTAAACTGTTTTTCAATAGTAAGACCAGTTGGAAGGTCTGATATTTTAAATGTATGAGAATAAGGATTTGCTCCTGATGTTGAGAATGTTCCCAATGTATGATACAAAAGTTTTCCCATATATGGGTCTAGTTCAACTGTAACATCTCCAGCTACTTCCTGATTTCCTCTAGCTGGTTGAATAGAACTTCTACTACCACGTAATGTAGCAGAGTCAAGTAAGTTCCTACTCATCCGAAGAGATTCACTTGTAAATGGTAGAACATGAGCTAATGCAGCCGGATTAGTTGTTTTAAAAGTTGCTTCTGACTCATATATAATTTTAGATTTACTACCCTTTGCTTGTCCCATTTTAATTCCTCCTATATTTTACTCTTCCATGTTACCATTAACATTTCTATAAAAAACTTTATATGGTATAACCATAGATTCTATTTGATACGTAGGGTCTACGGTTTGAGTGTCAGCACCAATTCTAGATGACCATTCTGCTGTATGTGTAAATTTATAATCAGCAAACATAGCAGAATGTATTGCGTTTAATATATCTTCCATAACGTCATCTGAACCCCAAATTTCTAAATAAACTATCCATTCCCAAGTTTCCTTTCCAACAACTGCTCTTTCATCTTCTACCCTTTGTTCGGGTCCAGAATAAATATAACATTGTGGGAATGTAGCAGTAGCCAATTCTGATGGAGGTTGTTTACTTAATTTAACAGAACTAGATTCAAAAACAGCTTCTCCATCTATAGCAACTGCTCTTATTATAGTTTGTATATTACTCAATATAGTCTGTCTCTTAGTAGCCATTAGTTTTCTTCCAATTATTCAATGCTCTCATAGCAATATTAGGCATTTCACTTCCTACGATATTTTCAAGATTATCTTGAATATCAGCAGGATTTATTCTTCTAGGAACTGATACACTAGTTGCTAAATTATAAATATCTCTTATTTTATGAGTATTATAAAAATTTCTAACAGGTTGTCTAGGATAAACATCAGCAGGACCATGAGCTTTTGGAATATAAAGAAATTTAGCATTTTTTGCATAGATAACCTGTGAACCAGTTCCAACATGTGTTCTCACATAAGGAACTGAATCATTAAAATCAGCTTCAGCATAAAAAGCATACTGATTTATCTTCTTCACATAAGAAACAAGAGCCTTTCCTAATCCACCTGTTCTTCTATAAACTCCACCTGGACCATAGATAATATTACTTATTGTTGATCTATCAAATTTGTTTAGAACAGCATGAAAATGAGTAAAAGTATACTCAGAAACAAAACGTGGCAATCCACTAATCTTGTTCTTTAGTTGTTCAAGATGCTCTGTTCCTATTACTTTTACCCTAATATCAAACATTAAATATTACCACCTGCTGGTTTTCTATACATCTTTAACAAATTTTTAACTTCTGGTAACAAATCACCAGAAAATATACTTCCAAGACTACCATTTGGTAGCGTAATAGATTGGACTCCTAATTGAAGCCTATTCCTATAAACAAAAGAAGATTGTAACAATGTCGCAAATTTTATTCCATCAGGAAGTGTAGAACTATATAATTCAGTTTTTACAACTCCAGCAACAGTAGTTGTAAATGTTTCATAACCACCAAGCCAATCAATGACAATTTGTTTTGGTTCTATATATGTAGGTTGATAATCAAACTCTACAATACCTTCATCAAACCAAACATAATAATCTTCATTAATTGTTTCTACAGTATCATCTAAAGTTACAGTTATATTGGCAGAAGAATCTATTGGATAGGAATCTAAAAAATATTTCTTACCTTTACTTTTTACATCAAAAGTTTCAGTTCTATATTCCTTAGAAAGATTCCTATTTAAAAAGATTTCAATCTTAGCAGACACATATTCAATAATCATTCCAATTAAGGCATCATGAGAAGTATCTGTTGAAGACTTCTCCATGAATGTCTTAACTTCGCTAACAGATACTAGTAACATTCATTAGTTACCTCTTGTCTTTACTAAGGTTTCTCCTACCATCCTATTATTAGCTACATCTTCTACTTTTTTTGACCCTTCTGTATCTTCTGTGGTTTCTGTTTCTTTTGCTTTTTTGTTTTCTTTTTTGCGCCCATCTACCTTCTCCTCTACTGTATACACTTTCCAAGATTGGTCTTTTAGTACTTCATTTATAATTGGGGAAGGCAATTCAGTACCTTCCCCATATAATTTACCTCTCACCCTAACCACATATCCTTTTCTAACTATTACTTTCATAATCTCCCCCAATAGTCAGATTAGGCAGGAAGGTCTGTTTTCATGCCGAGAATTGCTTCAGCAGATATAGCTACCGTAGGGGCTGTCCCACTATTAAACTGAGTAGACATAACAGCACGAACATACCTATCAAGACCAACTAGATCACAACTTACTTCCGTAACAGTATAGGTATTAGTGACATTATGAGTTACGGCAGCAGGAGACTCAACGGCTGCAAATGTAGTGTTATCAGCAGATTCCTCAATCGTACAAGTTATTGTAACATTGAGAGGCGTACCTGCTGGCTGTGCATTATGAAAAGCGAATACTGCACTTTCATAACCTTTTCTATCCACACCTTCACCATTTTTAGAAGCTGCTGTGGCACCATTTCCTATTGTACAAGGAGCAATACTTGAGAAGACAGCAATTGCATTTCCTAAAGACTTGTTCATAATAATTTACCTCCTAAGATTTTAAGAGGGGAGAGAATTCTCTCCCCTATAATTAGTTTCGATTACGCAATAGTAGCGTCATTGATTAGACAGAAAGACTCAGCATGTCTAACCTGAACGTCAACTTCCTGAAAAATCCTAATCCATGTCTGGTCAGTCTGGAAGGCGGTAGAAGTTTCTTTAGAAGCCATAAGTTCAACTCCACCCCAAAAACCGATAAGCATGTCTTTCCAGTTACCAAAGAAAATTTCAGCACAATTAGTAGAGTCACCTTTTGTCAAGTCAATAGGAAGATGAGTTGTCATCTGATAAGGGTGTCCCATCCAGTTAAGCAACTGCTGATCAGAAACCATAGGAGTAATTATATAATCACCGCCTGTATCTCCTGAGTACTGTGCTACTTTCTGTTTGATTAGTCTACGTCTGATTGCAGGGTGGAATACATAACCAAGATTTCCTCTATATGCATTGTCATGCTGAAGTTCATACTGCATATCATATAGAAGATCGAATGTAGGAGCACCACCATTTGCACCGATAGTTACAGTATTAATACCAGTAACATTAGCAATTCCACAAGGCTCAAAGTTATCTCCAGAACCTCTAAGTGCAGCTTTATCAATAGTTTCAGCAATTTCCATGAATAACTGCTCACGGATTATTCCTTCTACTGAAGGGTTAGACCACTTTAAAAGTTCATTAGAAAGTTTTACTAATGCTCCAACTTTCTTAGGAGACAAGTTGACCTGACCAGTTGTTAGAGTTGATTCTGTTGGGGCTGTATTTTCAGTTACCCAATATCCAGCAGGACCACCAGTTAGTTTAGGAATCTGAATTGGAACGCCTTTAAGGTCTGATAAAACAGTAGCACCTAGTTTGGCAACAACCAATTCTGCTCTTAGAAGTTCAATGTAACCAGCAAGAATCTCACCGGGAACAAAGTAACCCATAGAGGTATCTTCTCCAACTGACATTGCACGTTTTCTCGCTTCCGCGAATACTTCTCTTTCAAAACCAGCATTTGACCAATCATTTGTTATGATTGCTTTAACTGCCCTGAAAAATGAGAAGTTTTTAGCTTCTTCTTCAAGACCAGAGATTCTACTAAATCTTGGATTCATTCTGACTTCAAGATCAACTAGTCTTGTATCCAATGCTTTCTGGTTCTGTTCTATAACTTCAACGGTACTTCCTACTTTTTCTATTGATGCTTTTGTTCCTTCCAACATTTTCTTAATTTCTTCCATCTTAATTTCCTCCTAATTAGATTATAAGTTTTAAACTCATTCCATTAGTTCATTAGTCAGTTCATCCGACTGAACAGGAATTTACTCTTTTGTATGCTTCTTTGCTATGCCATTTATTTCATCTATCATTGTTTTGATATAAGAAACATCATCTTCTTCTTTAACTTCTTTTTCTTTCGTTTCTTTCTCTCTCAACTCATTAGTCTCATTTTCCAATAGTTTTTTGAATTCATCTTCCTCATCATTATATGATTTAATAAATTCATCAATTGGTTTTAATTTTTCATCTATATAAGACTTAATTTCATCCACAATTTCCTTCATCTCTTCCTCCTCAGTTTTCTTTTCCTTGTTTTCTGTATCATCAATAATTTCTTTCTTTATTTTTGGTATAC